TGGCTTCGGACACCATGACCGATGCTGATGAGGGCGGCGGCGCGATGACCGGCAACGTGATCGTCGACGGCCAGAGCAATAATATTTTCGACGATATTTCCACGCTGGACCGCGTCTACGGCGCCGTGCATCTCAGGAAGATTTTCGGGGCCGTAGCAACGCAAACCGTGGACAAATACTACGGCGGCCACATGATCATTGCCAAGCTCCCGGGAGACGGCAAGATCGGCGTCAACCTGTTCAATTCGGATGATTGGTTCGACCGCCGAGTTGCGGCCAAAAACCGCGTGGAAGCCTACCGTGCTCAGGGTGCGATTTATAATGGCTTTTTGTGGGCAACGCAATACACCGGCAGCCGCGCGCTGGCGATCTTCCAGTCCGAATCGGCACCGGTGCCAGGAATCGGCGATGTGCTGCTGCTCAAGTCCGCAACCGCCGCGCAATACGTGCGCATTGTCGATCTTGATCAGGACGTGCAAACTTTTACCGATGCCACCGGCACGTTCAAGCGCCGCATCCTGAACATCGAAATCAGCGATGTATTGACCGCCGATTTTGTCGGCTCGGAAATGAGCAGATACGACACCCTGACGCCGTCCGGAAAAATCTATCAAACCGTGGTCGCTAATGCCGCTCGCTACTATTCGGCGCGGCCGTTGGCGTTGGCCGCCAGTCTCAACGATACCGTGGTCAAAGTCGACAGCGTTTATTCGCAAGTCGTGCCGGCCTCGCAGTCGGAAATCGCGTTGGTCGACAACACCGCCGGCGGCGCCGCCGTACCGGTGCTGGATAGCGCGACCGGTACAACGAGTTTTGCCACCAGCACCACATTTTCAGCCAATAGCGCTCTCTACCTGGGCTCGGCGTGCCTACCGGGTTCGCTTTCGATCCCTGTCAGCGGCGGCACCATTGTCGATGCGGCAGGCCAATTGAAAATCGGCACTACCATTATCGGCACGATCAACTATGCAGACGGCACGTTGTTGTTTGACGCCACATCGCCAACCTATGCCGGCAGCAAAACCGTCACTTTCCACCCGGCCGCGGCACCGTCAAGGCTGGCGGATACGACCGCGCTCCCCGTCACGGCCGCTAACCGTGGCTATGTCTGGACGACTAATATCACACCAGCGCCCAAGCCCGGTTCAGTCAAAGTCATGTTCAGGGCGCTGAGCCAGTGGTATGAACTCAACGACAACGGCGCAGGCGGCTTGATCGGCACCGAATCGGGCATCGGCTCCGGCACGGTAAATTACACGACCGGATCAGTTACCGTCACACTCGCTGCACTTCCGGACGTTGATAGTTACGTGATTTTTGCCTGGGGATCCAATGCCGACTTTATCAACCGCTCGGCGATCACCCCGGGGCCGTTCAAGTTTAAAAAGACGCTGGCCAACACCGGCCTCGATGCGTCCACGTTGACGATCAGCTGGAACGACGGCACCGCGCGTACGATCACCAGCAACGCAGCCGGCACCTTGTCGGGCTATGGCTCAGGCACGGTGGATGTCGGTACCGGCCTGCTGGAATTTAGCCCGAACACATTACCGCTGGCCGGGCAGACGTTCACCATCGCTTACAGTTATGGCACCAAGCAAACCGCGACCATCAGCAGTTTTAACACTGTCGGCAATATGGTCACGATGGACATCGGCGACAATATCATCCCGGGCTCGATCGAGATCGCCTGGGTCGGTGATTGGACAGCGGCCGCAGCGCCTTATGGCTCCGTGCAACTGCCGGTCAGCGCCGGCAGCGTCAACCAGCGCGATGTCGACAACGGCGCAGGGGCACTTCGCGGCGGGCGCTCGTCAACGATCAACTACGCGACCGGAGAAATCAGCTTTGACGCCACCGCCAGCGTCAGTTATCTGGAAGCGGTCACGACACTCAGCGGCACGGAACTCCTGAACGATCCCGGCAAATTCGCGAGCCTGACCACCACAGAGTGGGTGACCAAGACTGCGACCACCACCGTTCCGACGTCGTTCGAAGTGCATTACCGCACTGCAGCGGCCGGCCAATCGGCCAGCGAAACCTTCACGCCGGCGGCCGTCGAGCTGGATTTGACACCGGACGGCACCGGCACGATCGTGCAAGGCTCCGTGCTGTTCACCTTGGGCGGGCGCACGTATGTCGACCGCCTTGGCCTGTTGTACTACGGCATCGATCCGGCGACCGGGGCTGGCACGTACGGCGGCACGATCGACTACAGCACCGGCCTTGTGTCCTTAAGCAGCTGGGCCAGCGGCCAGGCTAACAGCGTGTCGCTCAAGTCTTTGCTGGCGACGATGAATTTTAGCCCGGTCACGCAAGCCGTGTTCCGCGTTGCCGTGGCGCCGGTCAAGCCGCAATCGTTCCAAGTTCGTGCCGTTCCGGCTGCTGGCGGTGGCCAAATTACCGCGACCGCAGATGCCAATGGGACTATCGAAACCACTGCGATTTATGGCCATGTGGATTATGAAACTGGCGTCGTCAATCTGCTGTTTGGGCAGTGGGTGACAGCGGCCGGCAATGAAGCGCAGCCTTGGTATGACGCAACCCGGATACGGGCTGATGGCAAGATATTTAAACCCAAGCCGGTATTTGCCGACACGATTTTGTTCAATGCAGTCGGCTACCGGTATTTGCCGCTGTCCGCGGACATTTTAGGCCTTGACCCGGTGCGCCTGCCGGCCGATGGCCGGGTACCGGTTTATGCGCCGGGCGATGTGCTGGTGGTTTTAAATGACCAGACCACGATCGGGACTTACACCAGCGGCAGCACGACCGATCTGGGCCGCGTGCGTCTGGCCAAGCTAACCGTTCTCGATGCGGCCGGTAATGCGCTTCCAGTCGATAAATACGGCGCCAATCTCGACACCGGCATCATCACTTGGGGCAACCTGACCGGTGTATCGCAGCCTTTAAAGATTGTCGATCGCATAGAGGACATGGCCGTTGGTACCGATGTACAGATCACCGGCCAGATTGCCTTGTCCCAGCCATTGACGCATGACTTCCCGCTGGAAGGAACGCTGGTGGCCAACGCAATCATCTATGGCAACCTGTTCGCGCACACTTCGATCCCGTTCGACCAGCAGACCTGGACCAACGTGTGGAGCGATGCCTTGATTGGCTCCAGCGTATCGGCGCAATACAACTATTCGCAATATCCCGTTATCGTGGACAACGAAAGCGCCATTCAGGAGCGCTGGCTGCTTAAATTCAGCAACAGCACCACGGTTGACGTGATCGGCGAGCATGTCGGGCAGATCCTGACCGGCGCCCCGATTGCCGGTGACATTGCCCCGATTAATCCCAATACTGGCTTTCCATACTTCACGCTCCATAAAGAAGGCTGGGGCAGCGGCTGGGCATCGGGTAACTGCCTGCGCTTTAATACCATCGCCGCCAATGCGCCGACCTGGATTATCCAGGCCATCGGGCAAGGCCCCGCCACGGACACCGACTACACTTTTTGCCTTGAATTTAGAGGCGATATCGACACGCCATAAGGAACAATCATGAATATCAAATTATCCCCGGCACTGCGCAGCTCGCGCTCGACCCAGATCAAAAACGCGCTCGATGCCAACACCAATCCGGGCTATATCGAGGTTTATACCGGCACGCAGCCAGCAACCGGGGGGGCTGCGATTACCGATCAAACCTTGATCGGCACCTGTACGCTGTCGAAGCCCAGCGGCACGGTATCGGACGGGGTGTTTACGCTGGCAACGATCGGTGACGACGTCTCGGCCGATGCTTCCGGCAACATTGCCTGGGCCCGGTTTAAGGACGGTGCTGGCAACTGGGTTATGGATGGCGATTGCGGCGCCACAGGATCTGGAGCGATGATTACGTTTAACACGGTCACGGCGATCGCCGGCGGGGTGGTGCAAATCACAGGCGGGACGTTGACTGAGGGGAATGCGTAGTGAGCGCCTATAGTACGGGTATATTGGCAGATGCACCGGTAGGGTTTTGGAAACTGTCCGAAACATCAGGAACTACAGCGACAGATAGCGCGGGTTCTTTAAATGGTACCTACCAAGGTTCCCCCACACTTGGTGGGAGCGGATTGGTGTATGGAGAAACGGGGGCTATGAAGGCAACGGGCGCCAATCAGTATTGCAGTCTCCCGCTTACCTCCAGCTACAATGAATTTTCTGTCGAAGTTACATTTATCATGGATAGCAAACCCGCTTCAGGTACTATTGGCGGCATAGTATCCCATGCTCAGTTTTTTGCCGCATCTACCGCAAATTTCCCGTTCATGATTCGGGTAGATGATGCCGGTGTATTGCAAGTCATGTTTTCTAAAGGGGATGATTTTGCCGTCGATTTGACTCTTAGCACCCCGCTCGTGGTAGCTACCAAATACCATGTCATCGTAACTAGAAACGCTAGTGGATACTGCGCCTTATATGTAAATGGAGTTTTAGTAGCCTCCGGGACTATGGCGACTGCTCCCTCCACCTACTCTGGGGCATGGAATATTGGACGGCTAAATGAGCAAGGTGGTGGCGTTAATGGGTCAACCTTTAGAGGCTCCATTGCCTGTGTATCTATCTATAACTACGCGTTGTCGGCTGCACAGGCTAAAGCGCACTATTTGTTGGCAATACATTACAGTGTTTCTGGCAATATCACTGAATCCTTAGCCATCACTGACTGGCGAGTCACAGCGACTCGGTGCAGGGATGGCGCATACATGGGGTCGGAAGTCGCTACGGGTTCGACCTATTCGGTCGGTGCACCAACCAACGAACCTTGCAACATCACGCTGTCATTAAAGATTGATGATATCTGGGAAGCGAATAAAGTCATGGCGGTTGATAAATATGTCGTTGCATCCAACCCGGACGCCACGCCGCATCTGTTCAAAGTGACCGCCGTGACCGGGGATGCCAAGTTCGGCGCAACGGAACCTACCTATAATTTGTCGGGCACGACAACATCGGGCAACGTCACTCTGACCTATATTGCGCCTCTCGTTGACCCGATTACATTAGGGCCTAAGATTCCATCCTGATGAGCTTTACCACCGGTAAAAATTTCAGCGTTGCTACCGGGTTCACGCCCGGGAATAATTTTGACCTGAACCGGAATACGCTGACCGGCGCTATATCCGCAACGTTATCGGGCGTATCCGGCAGTTTTTCAGGGCATGTTCCCGTTGAACCGGGCCATTTCACCCCGGGAATGGATTTTGTTGCCGTCGATCAGTACACGTTTGGCCCGGATTTTTCATTTGTGCCGTTTCTGCCGAGTGGCGTGATCAATGGCATATTATCAGGGCTATCAGGGAGCCTAACGGCGCATTACCAAGTGCCGCCAACTGTTGGCGTTTTATCGGCTGAACTGTCCGGCCTGACGGGATCGCTGACAGCCCATATACCGACCGCGGGACTGGTGCAGGGTGAGTTGCAGGGAATATCCGGCGCAGTAACCGGTCATAATGCGGCAACCTCAGGCCATATCAATGTTACATTGAGTGGCCTATCAGGATCGATTACGGCGGTTTACGACCCCAATGTACATCGCTATACCCTAATCAGCACTACCAGTGTTCAGCAGGATACCGGAAGCGCTTCATTGAAAGCGGCATTTTATGTGCAGCAGGCGAAGCCATTTGGCGTCATAGCCCATGCTGAACAACAAAACGCCATACCTCTGGCACTGGATTCAGCCATTGTAGTGAATGCGACCATTCCGGCCATGCTGGAGCGTTGCATTATTGCCGAAGAGTCGACGTCTTTAACGTCCGCGATTCAAGTCCCGATCGAGGCTTTGCAACAACTGAACATCAAGCGCTGCGGGACGGTCGATGAGGCCACGCCGCTGTTTTGTTCCTTGCGGGCCGGATTTGACCTGCTGGAGTTTATCCGCTCAGGTACGGTGCATCCCGTCGATGATACGGCGCCGACTGTGCATGAAACCACGCATGAAATCGATACCTGGGCACCTTTTGCAACCAGCAGGACCGCGGGTACTGATTTTGTTGTTAACGACGGATTTACAGTCGGGACCCGTTTTAGCGGCCCTTTTCTTGGGGCTGTCGTTTACCGAGACGTCATTCAAACCGGTGGTGTCCGCCATGGCGCAGCCAGCCATTGGCAATCCGCGACTCCGTATAGCAAGCGCCAATGCTCCACCGTGCAGGATGCGCGAAGGCCTCTGCCAGGCACGTCCGTTCCTGTCGATCCGCCCAGGCCGCCGCCGGTGGTCGACCCGGGCCACCAAACTCATACCATCCCAACAAAAACGGCTTACCTTATGCAACATACTTTAAGCGTCACATTATTGGATTTAACGCCAGTCCCGATGCAATCGGTCAGCTTGTCGCTGGACGCCGATTCTTTTGCTTGGCAATTCAAAGGCACTTTGCTTAGCCAAGACGGTCTGGCGTTGGTGCAGCAGGTGAACGGCGAGCCGGTGCAGTTGATCATCACCATCAATGGCTACGTATGGAAAGTGCTGGTCGAGCGCATCGAGCACAGTCGCCAGTTTGGTACTCGCAGCATCACGTTAAGCGGTCGCGGCTTGACGGCTTTGCTGGGTCAGCCTTACGAGCAGCCGGCCAGCGCGACTCAAGGCAGTCTGCTCACCGTGCAGCAAATCGCCGAACTGCATCTTCCGATCGGCTGGACGCTGAACTGGCAGACCGTAGTATGGAACATTCCGGCAGGCGCCTACAGTTACACCAACCAGACGCCGATCCAGGCGCTCGGCAGTTTAGCCTCCGACATCGGCGCTATGCTGGTGCCGTCGCGCGCTGCCCAAAGCCTGACCGTCAAACCGCGCTATCCGGTGCTGCCGTGGGATTTTTTCGATGTGCCGGCCGATGTCGTGATCCCGGAATCCGCGTTGGCCAACCTGACCCAGCGACCGGTCGTTCCGTACCAGGCGAACAGTGTGTATGTGCATGGCGGCGAAGTGGGCGGTGTGATTGGCTGGTGCCGGTTCAACGGCACGGCAGGCGACCGGCTGGCGCCCACGGTCAGCAATGCGCTGATCACCGATGTGATTGGAGCGCGTGCGATCGGCGAACGGATCTTGGCCGGACAATATACCCAGCCAGCAATTCAATCAGCGACGCTACCAATGGATGGCGGCGATTTCCCATTGCTCGATGTGGGCCAATTGGCGCAAATCACCGTCGATGGCTCCCCGGTGCGCGGCATCGTCAACAGCGTCAGCATCGATGCCAGCCTGGCCAGCGT